GAGTAATGACCGTAAAGATTCTCCCGTTCGAACCATGTGCTTTCGGACTTCCTCTACTTCATCGGGATCGTTGATACCTTTGAGGTCGAGATAGTCCAGTTGCGTTTCGTCGAGTTCTGCCTGTTTCTTTTCAAGACGCTCTTCGACTTTTTCTTCGACTTTCGTCTTGATGATTTTCGCTTCGGCCTTTTTCGCCCGTTCAAAGAGTTGTTTGTTCGTCTCTTCGAGCTTGGCGAGGCGTTCCGCGATAGCTTTGACATCCACTTCCTCTTGCGATTCCGTTTCAGTCGTTTCCTCAGTTTGAGAGTCGAGGTTCTCTGTTTCGTTTTCCATTTTGAGTGGTTGGGACACTTATGAGCGTTTTGAGGGTTCGCACAACCCTATCCCTAAATGGGTTAGATACCGAGCGGAAGGAGAATCAGGTCGATGTCCGTATCGACTCCGCGGCAGAAGGTCATCTTGGCCATCGTGTTGTGAATGACGGCCGCTGTTCCTGACGCGTTCTTGATGTCCCACCCCGTTCCGGCGGTGACCGTGATGTCGTTCGACGCGGAAGCGTTGTTCATGATGAACTCCTTGCACATACCCGGCTTCGGCACGATTGTGCTGAGCGTCGAGGACGCAGGAAGAGTCCATGCCGTGGCCGCCGAAGGAGTGATGTTGTAGTACGTCACATCATTCTGGAGATCACGGGCAGTCAAACGAGTCGCACCTGCGGTCGTAGTCGCAAAATATCCACCGTATGAATACCCGGTATTGAAGAAGGTGTGCTGATACACCTCCGGGCTTGCGGCGGCACCAACAACCTCTCGAACCTCCGTCGGGTTTACAATGGTGCTATCCCCTGTAAAGAGTCCGACTGCACCGAGAGCGAGGGCAACGACGACACCAACGACTGTAAGTTTGTCTTTCATGTTTTGTGTGTTGGCTAGTAATTACTTTCGACCTTTCTTTTTTTCTACCTTCTCGACCTTTTCGGTCTTTGCCTGCGCCTCATGCTTTGAAAGAAGCGGTTTTCGTTTGTACGGTGACAACATGGTTATCGTTTATACGTGATAATGTAATGCCCGTTGAAGCCGGTAGAGGTTTCAACGACAATCCCCTTATTCGCGACAACGTCAAAGACATACGTTCCCGCGACATCCGAAGCCGAGTCGATGTGGGCGATCTCTCGTCCGTAGGTTCCGACTGAAGTCTCTCCCTGATAGGTCGAAGTCGCCGTGGTCGTTGCGTCATATATGCGAACAAAACCTGCTGACGCAAGTTGGTCTACGACAACCGAACCGAAGATACACGGCCCGGTACACGCTTTCCATCCTGCTGAAGCCGAGGCAGAGGTCGAACGGGTCGTGGTGGAGAAATATCCATCCGCGCTGTTCACACCTCCCAAAGCGGGAGATTTGACCGCGAATCCTCCGACCAGAACGCCCAAGAGGACAACCACGATCGCACCGAATAAAAGTTTCTGATTCATAGTGTTAGATTATTTGTAAATTATACCACACTATCTCGCGGGGTTCACCGATGGTTCTGACGGCTTCGGTGTCTTGTATGCTTCAATCTGCCTGAATACCGACTCGACCTTTCGGAGTCCGTCCAACCTTGCTCTGGTGATCTGCCCGAGAAGCTCGTCCGAAGCTCCGCTAAGCGTATTCACCTCGTCCTTCGTGAACTCGTCGATGAAGAGTTTGCGGAGTGTCTCGAAGATTTCCCTATTGTCTGCCACTGATTTGAGGATTTCCATATTATGCGAGTTGAGGTACTTCTGCGGGTAATGCGGGAGGTAATGCGGGGCCTTGCTGCGGTTGAATCAGCTTGTCCATCCCGGCGAAGTCCATCGGAGGCAAACCTGAGTATTCGAGAATCTGGTTGAACGCCTGTCCCGCACCCTTGACCTGCATGATTTGAGCGAATCCTTGCGGGTTGGTGAACATAAAGCGGAAGATATTGACCAATTTATCCGTCATTTGGGCAAGGTTCTTGGTCTTTCCGGCAACGGATACTTTCACGCCAAGTTCCACGTCCCGCAATTCATTCTTCAGGAGCTTGATGAACTTCTTATTCCCGGTTTTCTTGAACTCTTCCTTGACCTTCTCGATGAACGAGTCCTTCTCCCCTTCCACGAACTTGCCCGTCCCGTAGAGGACACGGTTCTTGTATTCCTTGTTCCACAGATTCACGGCAAGGTTATCAGCGACGAAGTTCAGTTCGTCCACGGTCAGCTCGGAGAGGAACTGGATGTCTTTGGTCAGTTTTCTCTTGATGTCGGGAATGATCCAGTCGCGGTAAATCTCTTCGATATGCCGAGCGAACTGCGCCCGACGGTACTCGTGAAGACCGTGGGATTCTGCGGTGACAAGTTCTTGGAGCTTGAACGGTGTGCCGGAGGACGGAGATTCACCCATGATCGCGTCATTCGCCGCTCCCATCTGTTGAGCGTGTTGCTCCCAGTTGGCAATCGACTTCTCAAAGAGCGAGATATTCCGGGGGAAGGTGTCTATCTGGCCGATGTCCATTCCGGGGTTCACCTCGACGATTTCGAGGTTCTTCATGTCCTTCAGACCATTTGGGTGCTTGGACATGACGGTCGGGTCGGTAGACTTCAGGAGGGTGACGGAGGCCGCGTCGAGCATATTCTGCATACGAATCATGTCGTAGTTCACCCAGACCTGCGGTTCGAACAGCTCTTCCGCAGCACCACGTCCCAACGCTCGGCCGTAAATCTCATCGCGTTTGATGAGCTTGAACTTCGACATCGTGTCCTCTTCTGCGGTGTAGAGAATCACGCCTGTTTTCTCGAACGCTCCTTTAGGTTGGTAGAAGGCAACAATGAAGATTCGTGTCTCGTAATCCTCACCTTCGTAGGTCGGGTCGTAAAAGCGTTTCGGTAAAGAACCGTGGACTTCGTAGATTTTTATTCCCTGCGATGGGGTTTCTTCCTCCCGCCAGAGGGTGATGAGTTCTTCGATGGAGTGCGTGGCTCCGTTCTCACGGTTGCCCCATCCTTTCTTACTCATTTCCATCAGTTGGTCAGGCCCGAACTCGTGGATGATCCCGAACGGAGAAGCTAGGATGTCACGCTGATTGCAGAAAACGATGGATTGGAGGGGAACCACGACCGGAGCGGGGTCATTGAGCTTCTTCGAGAGTCCCGCACCCAAGTCGATTCGGGAGATGGAGTATTTATCAAAGAACTCGTCGAGGTTGTTTTCGTACACATACACGTCATCGTGGTACTTCTTGACCAACATCGAAAGATGGAACTTGTCCGCGTCATTGACGTAGATTTGCACGTCTTTCACGTCCACGTCCTCCACACGGTGTTGAAGATTGAGGATAGGTAAAGTGATGTTCTTGACCGGGGTGTAGTCGTTCTTCCCGTTGTTTAACTGCGAGTTGGTGTAATTCTCGGTCGTCTTGATATGCTCGGCCATGTTCCAGTCCCATGAGTCGTTCATGCGGATCGGGAGCTTGTAGGCCGTTTCTTGCTGTACGATGTAGTCGAAAATGTCCTTGCAATAGTTGGCCATAGTACTATTTTACGAGTAGAGCGAACTGTTTTGCCATGTATTTACGCGCCAAAGGATAGAACAGACGCTTCACCCGGACAGGGGCCATCGGGAACTCTTGTTTGTTTCCGTTCCCTTCGAGGGTCAGGATTCCTTTGATAAAAATCTTCCCGGGATGGGGGAGTTTCTCAAGAGCTTCGAGTGGAGTCTCGCCGGAGGATTCGTAGACTTCATTCCCGAGCTTGAGGGAAATGCGGAAATGGCTCTCTGTTATCGGCTCCGTTTTCTTTTTACGAGGCATATAGGAATCATTATATAATAATTTTGTTGTCAATGCTATCGAGCGGGGTTGGGTTTGGGGTCTACCTGTGTGCGTGGGAAGCTCCGCAAGAAGTCCTGACGTTGAATCACAGGAGCCAACGATGAGATGGCATAGCGTATCGCGTCCATCGAGTGGTTCCAGATGTCATCGGGTTCGTTCACGATCCTCGCGGTCTTCTTGTCTTTGACCCACATGTAGTTTCGGTATTCCTTGAGGATGTTCACGCTCTGTTTCGTCACGGACATCTTCTGCGCTTGGACGCTCTGTATGCCCTGTTGGATAGACCCCGGGCCTTTCTGTGCGGGGACGATGGTGATTCCATACATCCGTATCTCGTCGATAGACTTGGGTTCGGCAGAGTCGGCCACGACCAAAGAGCGGGGAAGATTGGCCAGTATATCTGCAATCTGCTTGTTCGAGAGTCCCTTTTGAAAGCACACCTCGTCCACAATATACCCGCCGTTGTACCAGTAGAGCGCGACGATGGCCGTGGGGTCGTTGGAATAGCCAAAGTCCACGCCATAACGCTCAAGTCTCGCCTCGTGGGGGATGGAGTCGATGGTCGCCCACCCTGTGAATACTCTCCCTTCGGCTTCACCCAAGAGTCCGAGGCCGTAGACATTCCACCACGCTAGACGGTCTTTGCGCTGTTCGATGGAGGCCACGATCTCCGGGGAAAGAGCTTCGTTGTCTTTGTAGGTGACCGTTATGAACTCCACGTCCGTTCTCCGGGGGAGGACTTCGGTATAGAACCAGAACTCTGACACCGGGTTCCAGTCGAGGAAGATAAACTCCTTTGTTCGCACTTCGATTTCGTCGAACGCTTCGAGCGGGACGTTGTTGGCCTCGTTGATGAACGCCCGATCGCGACGACCACCACGGAGCTTGTCCGGTTGGTCTGCGGAGAAGAACTCGATTCTTGAACCTGTTTCAAACGTATATATCTTGTCCGTGACGTTCCAGTTCTGGTCTTTCCAGTAGTGGTGTTCCTTCATGATGTTCTCGAAGTCTCGCAACGCTCCACGCTTTAAGTGGGGCATGGACTCCGAGATGATGGAGGACAGTGTGGCTTGTGTATCGCTCTGCGCTCGATGGATGAGGTACAGGATGATGGAGATGGTCTTCGAAGCCGAAGTGCCACCGGAGACAGCGCGAACCTTCTTCTTGAGGTCAGCGATCTTCTTTGTTGCCGTTGTCGCTTGGTAGGACATTCGAGAGGATGGGGGTGGGGAGGTCTTTGCCGTCTGCTCCGGTCAATTCCGTTCGTTCAGCAAACTCTTTCTTCTTTCGTCGTTCCAAGAACCACTGTGCGTCCTTTGGGTTTTCTAGTGCTTTGACGATCGTTTGTCTTGCTTTCAGGAACGGTCGTTGCCGAAGTTTCTCTATTCTGTCACTAAAATCCGGGTTCTCTTCCATCCATCGGTAGTATGTTTGTCTTGAAATGTCGGCATAATAACAGATTTCTTCCACCGAAGCGTCAAGAGCCGCCGCCTCTTCGATTTTGTGACGTGTCTCTTCCGTGAGCTTGGTTGGTCGTCCTACTTCTGCCATGTGATTATTTTACCATTCTTTTTTACTTTTGTCTCCCCTGTGTAGTCCACATACCGTTGTACGATCACGTCCACATACTTTGGGTCGAGTTCCATGCCGTAGCAGATACGTCCTGTCTTCTCTGCGGCTATGAGGGTGGAGCCTGAGCCGAGGAAAAGGTCGAGTACGATATTCGGTTCTTTACTACTGTTCAGGATTGCGTTCACGATAAGTTCCACTGGCTTCATCGTCGGGTGTAAATCGGATTTGGTCGGCTTCGGTATTTCCCATGTCGAAAAGCGATGCGGCCCGTTTCCATAGAAGTCGTGTACCTTCGTCCATCCGAATAGTATTGGTTCGTGCTTGTAGTTATAGTCCGTGCGACCTAGTACATGATTATTCTTCGCCCATATAATCATGTGACGTAGGGGAAGTCCGGCTTTCATCATCATCATCATCATCATCAGTAAGTCGCCTCCTTGTGGCGCGGTGATGTAATACGACGAACGCTCTGCAAGTGATTCCTGAATACGACAGAAAGCGGGGTAAATTATCTCGTCCTGAAGCTCCTCGATGCTTTTATGGTCGTTCTCAATGGGCGTTTGGATACGATTGCCCGTGGCAATCGTATTGAGATATTTGTTTTTGTCGGCGTATGACACCCCATACGGCGGGTCAGTGAACACCATGTCTGCCTTCTTCCCATCCATCAGCCGTTCCACATCCTCTAGCTTCGTAGAATCACCGCATAGAACGCGGTGGTTTCCTAACTCATACAAATCTCCTAGTTTGCTCTGTGGTTCTTCGGGGACTTCAGGGACTTCATCATCCTTCTCGTCT